AAACAAAGCAGACACTGATAAACAGATTTCTGACTTTGAAGATGAAGTAAATGCAACAATAGAAACAGTTTCAGAAGCAGCTGAAAAAGTTAATGAACTTGAAGAAGCAGTACAAACAGCTGTACAGGCTGCCGGTACTGCAAGTGAAAAAGCTGATGATGTTGAAGAAACGCTTGCCACAGCAACAGCTGAAATGGACAGCAAACTTGCCACAGCAACAGCTGCTGTAACCTCAGCTCAAGAGCAAGCTGAATTGGCTGCCGATAAAGTAGAAGAAGCTGAAGAAGTTATAGCGACTATAACACCGGCTTTAACTCAGGAAATTGCAGATAGAATTGCTGATGTAAATAAATTGCAAGAACAAATAAACTATTTACAGCTAAAAGCTACAGGAGTATTTTCTGAATATTTAAACTTCCTCAGAGCAGGTTCAACACACACAGCTTTAAAAATAGGTGAAAATGTTTCACTAAAATTTAAACTAGGTACAGAAGAATGTTTATATTCTAATTCTGCTGATGATGAATTTGATGTTATATCAAAACTTGATTCAGGAGATTCGCTGCAAGCCGGTAAAGATTACTGCGTATATTTAAAGAAACTTGCAGCAGCAGCTACAGGATTTGATTTTGTTGTTTCACTAAATTCAACATATCCTACAGGCTATACAGCTGATGAAGTTTATAAAATAGGGGGTTTTCACACACTATGTTTGGCTGTTACAGATGCTAATGCTCCGGCACTCAAAACAGGATGCTGGGTATCAACACATACAGCTATAGGATACAACACCTCTGATATTATACCAAATTCAGTATGGTGCTTAACACACAGACCTGTTTCAGAACCGAATGGAATGGTCTATGTTGATAGAAGAGGTAAATGGTTTGACATTTACTTACAATCAGGTACATTTACAGGAACAGCATCTGTCTTTGGTGGAACAATCACAGATACAAGACAATCAATATTACATCTTTTTGACCTTCTGTGTGTCTTTAAAGAAATGATGTCAGATGAAGATTTCATGGTAGCATCTGAAGGTTCTAATAACCTTACAGCCATTTCAGGAGCTGCTGACCCTGTTACAACAGGCGGACACTATGACACAGCAGGTAAAAGAACGTGTTCTATATACTTCCTTGAAGATTGCTGTGGAGCAATGTGGCAATGGCTTAGTGAAATTGCACCGGTCGGGGGTACAGGATGGAATGCTTACGGAACAAATGCTACAGAAAGAGGACAATATTATGGTTCAATGCCGTATGTTCTTCGTGCCGGTGGTGATTGGCATAACTCTTCTTCTTGTGGTTCTTGGTCTCGTGCTGGTGATCGTGTCCGTTCTGATGTCAGTGCTGCCAGTGGCTGTCGTGGTGTGAGCCGTTCTTTATTTATTGGTAAAGTGGCTTAAAAGCTTATTATAATTAGGTTGTAGGTTGTCTTGTTACACGAAGAATGTTAGCTTTTTAAAGATTAAGGTATAACAAAAAAGAGTTCTTCATGCCGGTGGTAATTGGAATAACTCTTCTTATTGTGGTTCTTGGTCTCGTAATGGTAATAATGTCCGTTCTAATGTCAATGCTAACAATGGCTGTCGTGGTGTGATACGGAGTACAGCGAATATTTAGCACATATTCATTATCTGTACTTTGGCTGAATCTACAACCTTGTCCTTTTGGGCAAAATACAAAACTATTTTAAAAATCTTATTAGTAAAGTAATTGAAAGTGAGAGGTTTTCTTTTGTGGTAAAGAAATATAAAGGCTTGTGGAAACAAGTTATTGATGAAAACAATATTGCAGATGCTTATAGAAAGTCTATTTTAGGTAAAAGAGGATATTCTTCAGTAGCTCGATTTGAACAAAACAAAGAAGCTAATCTGAAACATATCAGAGAATTGCTTGTAAATCAGACATATAAAACATCTCCTTATAATCAGAAAACAATATATGAACCTAAAGAAAGAATTATTTATGTACTTTCTTTAAACCCTGACAGAGTGGTTCATCATGCTTTAATGAATGTCTTAATTCCGATATTTACAAAAATGTTCATTAAAAATACCTTTGCTTGTATTAAAGATAGAGGTTTGCATAAGGGTTCAATTTTAACATCTAAATTTGTAAAGAAATATAAGTATTGTCTTAAATGTGATATTAGAAAATTTTATCCTTCAATAAACCATGATATTTTGTATCAAATGTGTGAGCGAAAATTTAAGGAAAAAGAAATCTTATGGTTATTGCATGAGATTATTTATTCTATTGAAGGAGAAACTAATGTTCCTATTGGTAATCTTCCTTCTCAATGGTTTGGTAATTTCTATATGACCCCATTGGACAGATATATAACAGAAGATTTACATATTACGGCTTATTTAAGATATTGTGATGATTTCTGTTTATTTAGTGATGATAAAGCTGAATTAAACAGAGCAAAGAAACTAATTGAGGATTTCTTGAAGGATAAATTAAAACTGAAAATGAGTAAGTGTGATTTGTTCAAGACTTCTCAAGGAGTGGATTTCTTAGGTTATAGACATTTTGATGGCTATAAGCTTTTAAGAAGAAGCACAGCTAAAAGAGTAAAGAAAAGATTACCTGCTATCCTGAAGAAATATCAGGAAGGAAAAATGACACAGGATAGATTCAGGTCATGTATTGAATCTACTTATGGTTGGGTACAATGGGCAAATACTTATAATTTTCAATTAAAGCTGAAACTCTCTAAAATGAGAGAATTGGCTTATGCTGAGGAGACTAAAACAGATGATACTAAACACTAAACAGGATTATATCAATTACTTAAAAATTAATCCTAATAATGCAAAACAAGAACTTCAATATCTTCTAAACAGCAGATTTGCTTGGTTTAATACAAAAGTTATGGATGAAAAGGATACATCTCTTGTTGAAGATGAAACACACAGATTTATTGAAGAAGAAGATGATGGGTTCTTGTATCAAGAATATTTAGAAGATTCTAACTCAAAATTATTCAAGATTGGATTTACTGTTGCAGAAGTTGAGGAGTTAATAAATGAAGGTTAGATATGATATTAAAACAGGTTTGTTAGGAAAAGCCTATCCTGAAAATATGGTTGTTCCTGAACCTTTTATTATTTTAACAGAAGATAAATTAAATGAAATTGCAAACAATAAAGACAAAGCAGCTTTTGTTGTTGATGGTGAGATTTCTTATCAATCTAAAGCTGATATTGAAAAAGCTGAAAAAGAGAAGAAAGAAGCTGAAAGAATAGCAAAACTACACATGACTAAGTATGATTTCTTCAAATATGTCTGTGAACCTCATGGAATTACTTATGATGCTTTAATGGATGTTGTAAACTCTAATGATTCAATCAAAGCAGCTTGGAATCTTTGTAACCATGTCTATAGAGGTAATGCAGACTTAAATGCTTACATTCTGACAGTTATCCCTACACTAACGGAAGAAAAGCTCAATGAAATTTTTGAAGAACACACAGAACAGTAATTTCTCATATTGGTATTACGATTTAGGTTTTAGAAGGGAATTTAGAATAACTTACAAACTCCCTACAAAACAAGAAATAAAACAATGGTGGAACAGATTATGGAAGAAAAGAAAATAAAATCATTGACTTTAACAAACGACCCCTGTATACACACTAGGTCTGTTTTGTTTGATGACGATAAAACCTTAATAAAAAATAAAAATAAAAAACAATTTATCACCTGTAAAAACTCAATGTTAATTGTTCAGTTCACAGATGGTTCAACTGTAAAATTGTTTGCTCCAAAAGGAACAATTTTTGATGGTGCAACAATTCCTTTTAATATTGGCAAAGGTAATATGAAACTGTTAATTCCGGCTTTGTTTCACGATATTATGTGTGATGATAAAAGCCTGATTGATTATAACAGACAAATTGCTGATGAAATATTTAGAGAAGCCTTAATAAAATGTAAAGTCAATAAAGCACTGGCAAACTTTATGTTCTTACAGGTTGAATTATATCAGATGTTATTTTGTGATTGGAGAAAGAAATAATGTTAGAAAAATTATTCACAAAAGAAAACATTGTTATAGCTGTGGCTGTGTTTATTTTGATTGCTCAATCCAATTATTTTGCAACTAAATTAGATATTGCAAACCTTAAACTTGAAATGGCACAAATGAATGACCAGCTTAAAGCTTATTCTGATAATGGTGATAAAGAGATTTTAAAAGAATTAGACAGTAAATATCAAAATATAATCAATAAATTAGATAGGATGAAATAATGTTTAAAGAAATTATATTACACTGGACAGCAGGAAATTATAAACCCTGTGCAACAGATAAAGAACATTATCACTATATGATTGATAAAGATGGCAATGTTTACAGAGGAAAATATACACCACAGGATAATGAAAACTGTACTGATGGTAAATATGCAGCACATTGTGGTGGTGGTAATACCGGAAGAATTGGTATTGCAATTTGTTGCAGAAAAGATTTAAAAACACCACCTGTAAGGGGGCAGGTAGAAGCAATGTGCAACCTTGCAGCACAATTATGCACAGTCTATGGTTTACAACCACAAAATTGCATAACACATGCTGAATTTGGTCAACTACATCCTAAAACATCCAGCTATGGGAAAATAGATATTAATCAAATTCCTTATGCAAATGTTTCGGGAGTAAAGGCTTGTGGTGATTATTTAAGAAACAAGATTCAATGGTATTACAAAAGATGGAAGGAGACCTAAATGGATGAAGAACAAAAACTCTATGACAGATTTGTAGAGGTTCTTAATAACAGACTGGATTCAGAACCTTCTGCTCAAGATTTAGCTGTGGTTTTGAACTTCCTGAAATACAATAATATACAGGCTGCTTCTAAACACAAAGGAGTAGCAAAACTTACAGATAAAATTAAAACCCAGCTGCCCTTTGAAGAGGAAGATGAGATTCCTGAAATAAGGAGAGTAAAATAGACCTCTCTATAGATGAAGCTCTTATAGCTAAATGCAAAAAGAATTTCAAAAACTTTTTATATGTGGTTTTTCATTATATAAATCTTCCTTCTCCTACTGAAATTCAATATGCAATAGCTGATGAACTTCAATACAGGGAATCTGACCTAATCCTTAACGGATTTAGGGGAGTTGCAAAATCAACCATAACAGGTATTTATGTTGCTTGGTTATTCTTTAAAGACCCTGTAAATACTCAAATTATTTATGTTGGAGCTAATCAGGAAGAAGCTAAAAAGTTTATGAAGTTTACAAGAGGATTATTTGAGATAGTTCCTTTTCTTCAATTCTTAATTCCTGATGTTAAAGCAGGACAGAGAGATAATGCTTTGGCTTTTGATGTAGCTCCGGCAGGAATAAGGATACAACCATCCTGTAGAGCAGTTGGTATATTTGGTTCTCTTACAGGTTCTCGTGCAACTCATATTATTGCAGATGATATTGAAACATCTGAAAATTGCGATACACAAATTAAAAGAGAGCATATTGAAAGTGCTGTTACAGAATTTAGGCAAATAGTATCACCTTTTAAAGATGGTAATTTATTGTTTTTAGGAACACCACACACAGAAATATCAATCTACAATAAACTCTATAACAAAGGAATACCTATAAGAATATTTCCTATTAAATATCCGACAGAACAACAACAAGAAAAATATGGTGATAAATTAGCTCCATACATAGTAAACAAAGTACAACAAGACCCTGCCTTGATTGGACAATCTACTGACCCTTTGAGATTTGGTGATGATATGATTCTGAAACTCGAAGCAGAAGGTAGAAGTAAGTTTGCTATGCAGCAGATGCTTGATACAACTCTTTCAGATATGGAAAGATACCCCCTGAAATGTTCTGATTTGATTATTATGGATTGTAACAAAGATATAGCACCTGAGAAAGTTGCTTATGGTTCATCTCCACAACAAATCATTAAAGATTTACCTTGTAATGGTATTGGTACAGACAGGTTTTATAATCCAATTCCTTTACCTGACATCAAATGGCTTCCCTACAATTACATTATGATGGCAATAGACCCTTCCGGTCGTGGTAAGGATGAATTAGCTTATACTATTTTAGGTGTTTTGAATGGTTCTTTATTCCTTCTTAAACAAGGTGGTTTACAAGGCGGTTATTGTGAAGAAAACCTCAAGAAATTGGCTATGATGGCTAAAGAGTATAAGATTAATAAATGTAAGATAGAATCTAACTTTGGTGATGGTATGTTTACAACTTTGTTATCACCAATTTTAAGAAAAATTTATCCTTGTGCAATAGAAGAAATAAGACACAATACACAAAAGGAAAGAAGAATTATAGACACTCTTGAACCTGTTATGAACCAGCATAGATTGATTGTGGATAAAGGTGTTGTTAAAGATGATGCAGAAAGTATTAAAATTTATCCTCTTGAAACACAGCAACAATATTCATTGTTTTATCAAATGACAAGAATCACAAAAGACAGGAATTGCTTAGGTCATGATGATAGGCTTGATTGTTTGGCTATAGCTGTTGCTGATTGTTTAGAGATGCTGATGGTAGATGCTGATGATGAAATTCAAAGAAGAATAGATGAAGAATTAGATAAACAAATAGAGGATTATTTTAGTGGTTTTGCTGTTTCATCTGATAAGGTTGAAGATAGTTGGTTCAATATTGAATAAAAATCAATCCTACCATTAATATAATAAGAGATTTCAAGGGTTAAATTGTTTTTAGGTATAAATACTCCTGAGAGGTGTTTAATCAATTTTAGGGGTATTTATATTTCTATAAGAGTGGAGAAGTTGGCTAATAACCTACCATGTACCACCACTGAGCAGTTAGTGTAAAATCCTGCAAAACCTTCCTCTGAGGTATATCAGAGGGTGTACAGGAATGATGTAATGGCAGCATAACAGTCTCCAAAACTGTCTGTGTAGGTTCAAATCCTGCTTCCTGTGATTTTTAATCCTTCCGGCTACCGGAAGAGCAGCAATAATTTTACCGGAAATTTTCAAGAGGGTATATCGTTCCCAGCTCGGCTTGACTTTCCCCCTTTGACCTCGTAAAATTCACATACCACAATCAAAAATTTCAAGTAACTATTGACTTTCAATAAAATAGACCATTTTATTAAATAAAAAATTACATATATAATATATAATTTTATATAAAATACACACAAACACACATAAATAATATAAAATATTTTCTTTACATGCTCAACTCTCTATATTTTTTTGATTTATTACGAATTGTAAAGCATGTCAAATCGTGACTGTAACATGATTTTAGACATTTTAATAAAACATTTTGTGATATTTATAAAACAAATCACTTGATATTTAAAACAGCTTGTGATATACTATAAGTATGAAATGAGTTAAACAGATTATGAACTCTAGATACATAGGTCAAGGCGTGAACCTCTAGACATAATTAAAACAATTCAAAGTAATAAAACAATCGTAATGTACTACAAAATAGACAAACTAACAGCCTACTAGGCTTAGCTTGGCTATGCAACAAAAGGAGATTAAAAATGTACTACAAAAAAGAATTTGATGTTCATTCATTTGAGTTTTGGTCAGGAGCTTATGACAGAACTAAAAATCTAAATTATGACCAGCTAACACAATTAGGACAATACATTGAAGATATGTTCTGTGATGATATTCCAGAAGATGTAGCTATTAATGATTTTGTTTGGTTTGATTGTGATGATTTTTTTAGCTCAATTTAACAAAGAGGAGAACTAATATGGATAATTACTCAATAGCACATAAATTTTTTTATAGTGGTTTTAATGATTATTACAACCCTTCATATAAAGCTGTAAGTTATAATAAAAATTTATTTTATAGCTATTATACAGTGATTGGAGCGGTCGTAAAAACTAAACAAGGCAATAATATTTTATTAGTTAGCTCAAATAGGATGTCTAGTACCACTGGTAAACACATTTCAAATTTAATCGGAGCGTGTCCATTTACTTATTTAAGCGTACCTATGAGATATGGAGAGCATTATTTTAGTTTAGATAATACAATCAGTCATATTATAGAAAATCTTGACTATTATAAAAACTCTAAACTAACACAACAAGCAAACAGACAGGAATATATCACAGCTTATAATCAGCTGGAATATATACACGAGCATATAAAAACAGTAGGAAAACGGCTTTTAAACAAATATAAAAAACTTTATAATGATTTACAAAATGATGATAAAGTAAAAGAGCTTAAAGCTAAACAGCGCTTAAAAGATAAAACAAGAATTGAACAGGCTAAAAAAGAACTTAAAAAATTTAAAACTACACATTCATATATGGAGCTTGTAAAGTTTGCATTCAGTGATGACTGGTTTAATGATTATTCAAGAGAAAATTATAACAATAAAAAAGAATTAAAACAAAAAATAAAACAATCACTAATAAACAGTAATAAAAATTGTAATGCTTTTATATATCTGGAAGATGGCGACACAATAAAAACATCTAAAAATGTTAGAGTAAATGCTAAAGATGTTTTAATAGGTCTGAAATTATGGCAAGCCGGCAAGCTTAAACACGGATATAAAATAAGCTATTACACGGTTTTAGCTGTAACAGATGATTATATTACAATCGGATGTCATACAATACCTACAGAGAAT